CGAGTCTCACGATCTGCTGACCTCGAGGTACGTTTGGGACAGCGCCCAGAAGCACGCCGTTTTCAGCGTTGTCTCCGAGTGCAATTCGTACAATATCTCCCGGTCTCAAACTTCGCTTCGCCATTTATGTCGCCGCATTAAAAGTGATGGTGAGTTCCGTATCGACCGCACTTCCGGCTGTCGCCAGCCAGGTGAGATCGTCGGTGTTGATGTCGTTTCGGTTTGCCTGCTGCTTGTTCTCCAGCTGAGCCTCTGGGGCTGCGACCACGACGGTCGAATTGCCAGTGCCGTTGATCGTGATCGACAACGCTTCGGGTGTGCTTGTCAGCCATTTGGCGTCTCGGTCCTGCGTCGCAACCAGCACTGATTCTGGGTCTGCGGTGATGACCGGAGCCCGATTTGTGACGACGGCAGAAATATACCCGGAACGGTCAGAGGCGTTGACGCATTCACGCATGACCACAGTATTCCCGGCGTCGACTTCAAGGCTCGCCGTGCAAAGTGCGACGGAATTCCATGTCAGCGCCCCGGCAGCGAATCGCAGCGGAAGAACCGTCGGGTACGTCGGAGCAATCAAGGCTGTGTCGGTTTCGTCGCTGCTGTACTTCCCAGTGAAAGTGAACTCGATGTAGGCTTGTTTGCCGGTCGGGAAAACGAGTTTGAACGTGCCCATTGCTCCAGACAGCAGAGACCGCTTGCCGTCTTTGTAGTGGCCGATAGTCAAAGTCTTGACACCACCGGACCCGCCGGGCCCTTGCGTGACTGGCGAGAACACGCCGCCCGTATTGACCCAACCGCACGCAGGCAGCAGGACCGTTGCCCATGTCGGCAGATCGGTGCCATTGTAGGTGAGTCCGTGGCGAATTTTCGCAGTGCCCTGCATACCTTCTGGAATGCCTGGCAAATAGTTAAATCCGCCCTGTCCCTCGCGGCGCTGGATGGCCACCGATGGCTGGATGTCGAATTCTTCCGCGTTGTAGACGCCTTCAGTACCACTGAGTGATTCAGCAGCTCCGACGGTGCCCTCTACCTTGGCGGCGAAAACAGATCGACGGCGAAGCATGACAGTCATGATTGGTTCCTATTTCGAAACGAGCCCGGAGGCTCTGAGAATGTTGAGTTTGATCCGTCGTTCCATCTGCTTCGACAGCTCTTGATTGATTCGCTTAATCTGCTGTGGCGTGAACTTGTTTTTGACATAGGCTCCGAACGCCGAAACGCCTCGAAGGTGAATGATTGGCAGGCGTTCTTTGCCGACTCGGCGAAACGCATTGCCTTTCCACTTCACATTCATCACGCCCGGTTTTGACCCCTGAAACGCTCCCTGAACTCGCTGCCGTCCGCCCTGTTTTGAGATCTTGAACGATACGCCAGTCTTGTCCTGCTTCGCTCCAAAGTGCCTCAGTCCGAGGCGTCTGGTCTTCGCGATGCTGACGGTCGTCTTTGGCTGCTCGGCCGTCGCCTTCGCGCTGATCCTGAGCGGTTCTTCTGATTCTTTTTTCTTAATCGCGATGACACTTCGAACGTCTCGCCCAATGTCCAGTCGTGTTTTTTTCGCAACCTGATTGATTGCTGCCGCCAGCTCCCGGCCGAACTTTGTTTTCGCTTTTCCGACCGACTCCCGCAGCCGCTTGAGTTGCTTCGCGTCGATGTCTATTGAGATCATGCCCGCACCTGGTACGGGTCGTTTTCGTCAACTCGAAACGTGATCGTGAACTTGACCATCACGCCCGCAAAACCTCCTGTTTCGTCTATGTAGTCCTCGATTGGTCCATGAGTCGTATTGAGTGCCAAACCGCCCCATTGATGCCAGAGTTCTGCGTCTGTGGCCGCCTTGACAATGTCTGCACCCATCCGATTTCGGAACGTGTCGACTGCAATCGTTTCAGCGTCTGACGGCTTCACAATTCCCGCAACGATCGCTTCCAGGTCGTAAGCAGTTGCCGGTGGATTGCCGGGGCAACTCAACTCAGCGTTCGGTGTCACCGATCCCTGATGCACATGAACAACAAGATCTTTTGGCTGCCATGTCGCGACCCGTGTTGAGCGAAACGCAGTGAACGCCGCGGCCATCCGCGTTCGCACGTTCGCCATGATTTGCTCAACGACTGGTTCGGTCATCAGATCACCGCCAACTGAGTGACCCCTGCGTCCTGAGACAGCAGAGTCATGAAGGAAAACCGTTTCGGAATCGTTTCACCAATCTTCAACACAAACTCGATTTCATCTTTCCCGATGTCGACTTCTCTTGACGAAATCCCCGATCGGCAAGAGTTGTAAACTCGAATCGTTGCTGTCGGTAAAACAGCGTTTCCAGAGGCATCGAAAACGGCAGGCGGGTTGCGTTCGATAATGGCGAGAATCTCACGCCTCCCGCCCGCCTTTGGATAATACGACACTGACTCCCCGAACTGCTGAAGTAGCATCGGGAACCCTGCGGATGCAAAGTGTGAGTCAAATGTCGTTGGCATCGTTACGCCTGGATTCCGGTCAGGATGTAACCGGCTTCTGGGAACAGGATCTTTTCGCCGACCTGGTGGCGAACTCGAATGATGTCGCTCCGCACTGTCTCGTCACGGTAGCTTTCGACCGTGCCACCGATGGATGAACCATCCTGTGACCAATGGAACGTGCGGCCAACACATGGCTTGCGAATGTCGTTGCTGTCAGCAGTGACGCCCACCCAAACCTTTGTGCGGTCCCAAATTTCGGCGAACGTGGTTGTCTGGCCTTCGTTCGCACTGTTTTCTGAAGAACCAGCCACGACGATCTTTGGAACGTCGAACACCTGAGCGAGTTGCTGAACGGTGATGTCCGTTGCAACAGTTCGGTCACCCGCTCCGTTGCTCTGGATTCGCTCGATGATCTCGTCGCAGTTGCGAAGCAATCGGAACGTCTTGTAGGACATTGCGATCGTGTTCGCCCACAGTCCACACGCGGCATAGATCGCGTTGACTGCGGTTTCAATATTCGCAATCGGCGACGCGCTGGCTGCGGTCGTCCATGCGGTTCCGGCCGACGAATTCGAAAACGTGCTGGTGTTCAGCAGGGCGTCGATCACTCGGCGCTCTGCGTTCGACAGAACCGCGTCACGAGCACGCAAACCGCTGATTACTTCAGCGTCGAAGTAGTCTGCGTACATCTGCGCCTCACTGTCGTCGACTGGTTCTTCCGCACCATGCTCAGAAGTGACGTAACTGTCAGGCAGGAACGTCCACTTGCCGCGAGCGTATCCGCTGCCGGGTGCTCGCTTCGTGTCTCGCTGCTGCAAGAGCTGCTCAACTGGAATTCTGCCGAAGTTTCCAGACGCCTTGGCGACGTCGAACACTGGCATCAATTGATCCCAAACAAAACCGCGATGGTTCTGTTCGATGTCAAACTCTGTGAAGGACTCCGCGATGTCCGGCCGCAACGTGGCCAAACTTGAACTTGGAGCTGGCATTGCATTTCTTTCTTCCCGATGCAACGCGATGAAACAAACTTAGAAAAAGTCGCCGGGCTTTGGTGGCCACCTCCACCCGGCAACGCATCGGGCTTCAATCAGTCTGGAACGACTGCAGTCACAACAGCACCCAAGGCGGAATAGCCGTGAGCCATCCAGCCAATCGTGTTGTCGATCTTGACAAACCGGTGAATCTGAGTGTTTGTGAACAGGTACTCTTTCGTACCGTCACAATCTTCAGAGTTGATTTCCTCACCGCTCGACGCAGGAGTTCGCACCTCGAAATTGCCTTGCGCCTGGCCGACAACCGTGATTGCGAATCCGTTCGGAACGCTCGACAGTGCTGGCAGCACGATGAAGTCGTTCGCGTCCGTGGTGTAAGCATCGACATAGGCCGCCGTTGTGCCCGGAAGAATCGTGTTGCCTTCTCCCTCTGCCGCGGCTGCAATCAGCGTTTGCGAACTGAACGCCGGTGCTGTGCTCGAGTGTCGAAGCACCTCGATGACGTCATTGTTTGCTGATGCAGCACTGCGTGCTGTGCCGACTGCGATGGTCCCAGAAGCCGCAACCTTACCGCCTGCAGCCGCGTATACGGTCGCATCCAGAGTGATTGCCTCGCTGGCAACCATCTTCTGTGTGCCCTGTGCGTTTCGGAGACGTACCGAGCAGGGACCAGCGGCGACACATGGTGAATCCATCGTGCCGAGTTCCACGTCAGTCGCACCGGCAACCACAAGGGCTCCAGAGGTTTTGACGCGAAGATGTGCGGCGATTGCGCCCGCTGCTGTTTCCGGAATTACCGGCGTTTCAAAATACTGAGCCATCTTATTTGTTCCTCATATGAGGTTGTGAGATTTGAAAACGCTGCCACTGCGGCTGCGATTATCGGGCGTTGACTTCGGCCAACATTGCTGCACGCAAGCCAGGATGATTGCGATTCGCCATCGCAACGGCCTTGACTCGATTGTTGCGACACTTCGGCAACGCATTTTCAACAGCCTGATTCCATCGAACACTGGCAGACGGGCCACTCGTGCGAGCCTTTGCGACTGGCTTTACGCCGCGAGACTTAGCTTTCGCTTCTGGCTTTTCTTCTTCGTCTTCCATCGCTGACGGATCGTCGTTTTCCTCGTCATCAGACTCGGATTCCATTGCCTTGTACTTGGCGAGTTCTTCGGTCATCGCTGAAACCTGCTTTTTCAACTCTTCGTTCTCACTCATCATTTCCTCGGCGGCTGCCGTGGCGACTGATGCGAGTGGAAGAGAACGCTCCAAGCACTTGACGATAAAGTCAGCCTTGGCCTTCGGAACTGCCGCTTTGATCTCTTGCAGAGTGGCGGCGACTGGTGCGGTAGACATTGGTTTTCCTTCTGTCTCGCGGTTCTCGCCGTCCGAGCCTGCTCCGAATAGAGCAGCAACAACTCCGTGCGGCATGGTTTTGACTTTTGCGAACGCTCGACCAATAACAGGCTGACCAGCGATTCTTTTTGCCAGTCCCATCTCAACGGCTTGCTGAGCGTTCAGGTATGTTTCGTTTTTCAGGATGGCCTTGATCTCGTCTTCCGACTTGCCGCTCCGGCTGGCGTAAGCAGAGACCATTGACGACTTGAGCTTGCCGAGCATTGCAGACTGGCGGGCAAAATCTTCGTCGTCACCTTCGATCGTGGCGTAGGGATTGTGCAGCATCATGTAACCGTTGCTGCTGATTTCCACGTCGTCAAATGCACACGCGATGAAGGACGCAATTGTGAACGCAGACGATTCGATCGACAGCGACTTTGGCCCCTGATACGCGGCGAAGGCGTCATGGATTGCGAAGCCTTCAAAAACAGATCCGCCTTCGCTGTGGATCTTCACCGCGATTGGTTCGGTGCCGTTTTCCGGAAGCTGTTCACGGATCGAGGCAGCAGAGATTTCTCCGTCGCCTGTGCCGATCACGCCATCGATTCGAATGGTTCTCATTAGTACACAACCTCCTGCCCATCTGCTAGTGCTGGGGGGTTTGCCGGCGTCACGTGAATCACAGAAGCATCAAACCGTTCTGCCAGCATTTGCGCCATCGCGTGCATTGGATCACCATCAGACGGGCTGATTTCTTCACGCAGTTCTTCGACCGCCATTTTCCACGACTCTGCCAATTGTCGTGATTGCGTTTCTACCGCCACGCCATTTTCCGCGAGAACAATTGACACTTCCGTCCCGGAAGTCATTTCCATCACGATGTCTGCCTGTGTCATGGCTTACTTTCCAACATTTGCCCGCTCAAAATTCCCGTAATCAAATCGAAGTATTCCGGATCTGACTTTGCGAATGCTTCTGCATTTCGCGACAGCATTTCAATTCCCATCGACATGATTTCCGTTGCCCCACTCATGTATTTTTTGCCGATGTAGTACGCTTTCTTTTCGGCCGCTTTTTCCGCTATGCCATACACCGCCTGAATTGTTTTTACGAAGTCATCTTTGCGCCCAACTTCGCTGGCGTCGAAGTTACCGTCTGGGAATTTTTCGGCGAGTTTTGTGGTTGGCTCACTGCCCACTCGCTTGTTCAAAAATTCTGTTAACAGCTTGTCAGCTTGTTTATTGTCATGCTCAATGTGATGCCCAAATTCGTGCAGATATGTGTTGGCCCCGTCGCTTTGACTTAATGCGACAATCCCGCCTTTTTGCGCGTATGCTCGAACATTTTTCTCATATACGATGGGGTGCGACATTGCCTGAGCGTGAAAACGCGCGTTTGCCAGTCCTGTTAAAATTCGCTCGCCTTTTTTTCGTTCGGCCGTCACGTTTTCCGTGGCTGCTATCTCAAGGCTAGTTTTATATGTCTCCTCAACCTGCGAACCTCGCAACTGCAGCCAGCTCTTCCCCTCAGTGATTTGCTGCCCACTGCTATGCATTTTCTGGACTGCCGCCAGTTTGTCTGCTGCCTCTTGTTTCGTCTCCTGCGTGCTGTTTACTCTGTCGATGTAACTGCCCATCATTCGCGAGACAACTGTGTCGTTTTTTTCCCTTGCCTGTTGCCTTGCCTCGTTGGTGCGCTGCATCTCAG